AGCTTATTAGCTAAGCTATTAGCTAAGTTAATTAACATGAACAAAAGAAAAGAAAGAAAAAGAAAAAAGGTAAAAAGAAAAAGAAAGAAAAGAAAAAGCTCCCCATAAAAACAAACTGCCTCACTCTTAAAAGAGTATTTGAGCGTTCCAAGCATTGGTATTTTGCAAGTGTAGTCATTGGTTACTGAGCTTTGACTTACTCAGGTGAGTGATGTTAGCCATCTATAAAAAGATAAGCTCCGAGAGTGCATGCGACCGCACCCCCAGAGCTGTATCAAAACCTAAATCAAAAGTATGTCTTACAGTAATATGTCGCATGAGACAAATATATTAATAGAATTGTCATAAAAGATACACATGTGCAAAACTATTTCTGCTGTTGTAAACGTAGTACCGTAATGTATACCCAAAAAGGAAGCCATACAAGCCCTGTAAATACCACTCCCATGTAAGCGTACCAATGGTAAGTAGTAAGGTCTCTTTGATGCCTGTAAATGTTTAGGCTAAGTATGCCAGTGTGAAGTAGGAAGCCTACTAAGTAGATAATTAAGATAGTCATAGTTTTTTACGTTTAGCTCTTCGTTTCTTTATTTGTATAGGTATTTGCTCAAGAGTGAGCAGTGCTTGAGCTTGTTCTAATTTATTAAGCTCCTCAGCTAACTGCTGCTCTACATCATCTACGTATTTCTTAGCGCATGGACCGCAGCTTGTGCCAGGGTAATCTAAGTTAGTGTACTTCTTTCTAAGCTCACCTACCACTTTCATATCTTGGCTTGTTACGCTGTTCTTTCTTTTCAAAGATTCAATAAAGGCCAGCATGTTCTCTATTACTAATCTATCATCTAAGATAGGCCATTTCTTAGCTGGGCAATCTTTTACAGCATACATTGCTAAGTGATCTATAGGGCAGCCACATGGCTTGAATAGATGCCCATTAAGCTCAGTTGGTTTAGCAAATGGATTAATAGCATTGGTAGGAGGTCCACACGTCTTATAGCGAGTGTTAAACACTTCGCAGTTATTGCAGATTTCAATCCTCGCAGCGTAGTTTTCTTTAGTCATATTTGTAACGAATTTCTTAGTGTTACTTTAGCTTTCTTAATTGTCCGGTAAAGATAGTTCAAAGGTATGCCTGTTTCTTTAGCTAACTCTTGATAGCTGAAATCGTCTAAGGCATAAAGAAAGAATAACTCCCTTTCAAAGTATGGCAGCCTGCTGATAAAGATATCTAACTGCTCATTCTCAAGTCTCATTCCTACACTTTTGTTTACATCATCAATGATATCATTCTTTAGATCACTACGTATCTTTTCAAATCTTAAACGAGTGTAGTTAAATGAGCTGTTACTGCACCTTGCAGATAGTCTAATAGCGTTGCTAACGTAATTGTTAAGCTTACCTCGGTTATGAATATCCTGCAATTTATCTTTATCACTTTCTAATATCTTCAGCAGCGTATCATGTAAAAGCTCATCAGCTAAATCTAACCGGGTAACAGTTGCTGCTACTCTGCGCCACTCGGCATAGCATCTATTTATTTCAGATGTGTAAGTACTCATCTATAATTAATTTAGCCTCATCAAAGCCTTTACAAATAGCGCAGAAATATCCCCTCTCAGTTAGCTTCTTATGCCACTCTTTCTGATGTAAGCTTACTACTCCTCCCTTCTCTCTCTTCATCTCTATAGCTAAGCCATGGAAGGCATCACGAGGCTCATAGATAAAGATATCAGGAAAGCCTTTTACATAGCCCGTTCTTTTCATCATTACAGCCTGTCTCATAGAAGTACGAACACCTCCAGCACTCGCACAGTAAAGAGTGCCAGGGTACTGAGCATTAACATAGTTAATAACAGCCTCTTGAATTAGTGCCTCTTCGTTCTTCATGTGCTCAAAATTAGACTATTAACTTATCTCGTTTCAACATCTTATTCACATACTTATGCACATAGTATTAAGTGTGATATATTTGGCTATCCATTTCAGCCTTTTGGTTTAGGCTTATATTGATTATTTGATTACAGGATAGCTCTACAAACGTGTAGGGCTATTTTGTTTTATACCCTTTTGCGTATAATTTGCAGATATTAGCAGATATTATACGTTATCGGGTATAATTTTATTAGATAAAAGCGTACTTAGTATAGTTCCTATTGAGCTCAAAGTAAGCTCGCATCATTATAGCATCTGCTATATCGGGAGAGATTCCTCCGGTGCGCTGGCTAATGGTATCTTTAGAGGTAACTCTTAGCTTACCTTCCTTATCGGGATCTACTCTTCTAATTAACTCAAGCTCTTTGCAGATATCCTCCTGCCATTTAATTGGAAAGGTAATCTCATTCTTATCTATCAGCTCGCCTAATCTAAAGTAACAGTCTGCTTTTAGATTCATGTACTGCGTTCCTCTTATAGCTTTACTGCCGTTCATAAATTCTCTGCATCGAAGACTATCTACCAGGCCACCGCCCACCCCATCAGCATCGGCCAGCACATTAGATAGCCTAACACTATACTGATTCATTAATCTTTGTATCTCTGCCTTAACTTCATCTTGGCGCTTCTGCCTAAGCACTACTATATCAATGCAGCTTAATCCTTTCCATACACAAAGCACTGTTCTATCTTTACCAAGTCGCGCGATGTCTGCTGTGATATATCCCTCACCTACGTTCATAGGCTCTCTAAAGCAGCGCATGAGCTCATCATAAAGATAAAGTCTATCTGAGCTATTGTCAAATTCCCAATCACCCTCTAAGAGTCTCTTTCTATCCGCTTCGGGTAATCGGCTAAGGCTTGTAACGTAGGCTTCCGGCAAGTGTATATTATCACCTGGCAAAGCCTGCACAAAAGCAAGGTGCGCAGGAAGATTCTGATTCTTGTATGGTAAGTAGAATTGATTATAGATCCATCCCTTTGAAGGATTGCAAGTGAGCAGAATTTTAGGAGTAAGGTTATACTCATTCAGTTTATATCTGATACGTGAGCACACTACGCTATAAGCTTTCTCGCTAATCTCAGTAGCTTCATCTAAAAATACATCAGTAAGCTCTAATCCCCCAAGGTCCTGAAAGTTAGGATCTGATGGGTACAGGAATAAATCGGCTAAAATAATTTCTGAGCCGTTACTAAACTTAATGATATGGCTTTGCTGATTATAACTGAAATCCTCTCCTGCTTTCAAGCCGATATCATTAGCTACCTGAAAAAATGTATTCATGGTAGTCTTTTTTAGAGTGTCTAACTTAGCTCGGCCTATGAGAGATCGTGTACCTGGATACTTTAAGCGCCTAAGAATCTGCCACATGCAGCCTAACATAGTCTTGCCACCACCTGCCGCGCCACCGTAAAGTATAGTCTCTACATTTGAATCTGCTGATAAGAATTTAAGTGCCTCGCTTTGCCTTGTCAGTGGCTTAAAATTGTAGTTTATTTGTCTCTCCATTGTACAAAAGTAGGTATTACTAATGTAGTGTCAACGGGTTTAGTTATTCTTTCTAAATCTAACTGCAATAGATAAGCGCCCAAAGGTTTAGGAGGTCTCATGCGCTCTACGTGAAAGCCCATAAAGCCCTCATCATACTCTTCTTTATAGCTTGCTGTACGTATGTGATGAACATATCTCATATTGATTCTATAGCCTCCATTTGCTGCATAGCATAACTCCTCGACCATGTCTGAGTGATGGTAAAGTTCATGCACGTGGCCTGCCCAAATGCAATCAGCTCCATCTATCATTACACCCATTCTGTTATTCTGAATTACTCCCTTCGTAACTACTCCTCCTCCGCCTGATCCATGGTAGTATTTAGTCTTAAACACCATCGCGCTCTTCTCGTTTTTCATTACTCTATGAATCCACCATCCACCATATCCACCTACTAATACATTAGTGCCAGCTTCTCTGTTTAATCCACTAACAAAGCGCTCTATTAAATCAGTTTCGCAGTTTTTAATAATGGCTGTCTCATGGTTACCATAGCCCACGAATACCATCAAATGAGCATATGGTTTAAACCAATCTATAGCAGTGTTCACTAATGCATCTAAGTAGTTTGCTACGTTGTGCTCAGGTAAGATGTCCTGCTTACTTCTACGCGGATCGTATTTACCTTGCATGCAGCAGAATAAGTCTCCATTAACAGCAAAGCTTATGTTTTCAGCTAAGCATTTATCTAAGTGTGCCTTTAATAGCTTTCTATCGCAATGAGGATTATCCCAATGGATGTCGCTCATTAATAAGAATTTATCTCCACTCTTGCAAGTAGTGATTATGACATTTCTACCCTCTCTGTATGATGTAATCATTAGTTATGATATTAGATTTAAGCTCCTGAAAATTCTTTTTGAATTGGTTATAAGGTACATCTATTACTATTGCATTATCTATCCCTTGCATCAGCGCTAATGTGCGCTGCCCTACATAGTAAGTACCATCTGCTCTAAACTCCACTTCAGCCTGGATGCCTACGCATTGGCGAGCATCAAACATAAAAGGAATATCCTCAGCATAAGTAGACTCAAGGCCTATATCTTCAGAGTAATTCCACTGTATAATTGTGCAGCTGCACAGCTCAGGTAACAGCTTCGCATTTAAATCTATTGGCTCCTTTTTCTTTCTAAATAGATTCATGTTCAAAGGTTAATAAAAAAGCCCAGCGTAGTGCTGAGCTTCTTAAGTTAGTTACTAACACCTATTTGTTAGTGGAAGAAATTAGATAATTAAATCAGAATAGTGTTAATTGATTCTCAGCCTTAGTACTAATATCGGATAACAGAATATCTAAAATTCTATCATATCTCTTGTAATCGTTATTAGATTTTATTTGATTGTAAAGAAGTACAGCGCCTGCTCTATACGCTTCCTCTTGCGTATCAAATACATTGTGTTCAGCGTGATAAATTAAAGGCTGTCCCCATCCCTGGTCTTTACCATAAAATCTAATAGCATAACTCCACTTACCATTCTTAACAATAGCTACAGTAATCTGCGCCTCATATCCTTTTAGGCATTTTAGAGTTTTAAGAATAGGATTTTCGCAAACATCCTGCTCGTTGAATTCAAATACCTTCATAACTTGCCCTCCCGAATCTCTATCTTAAATAGCTCTTTGAGTATCTCTATCTCATGATCTTTAAAGTTGCTTATGCCCTGCTCTCTGAGGCAATAGTTACTCTGCTCTATACCTAATTTATACGCGAGATATTCTTGGCTGTATCCGTAAAAAAGTCTATAGCATTTAATTGATTTGTGGAATGGTATCATTCTTTCTCTTTGTTAATTTGTTTAATAATGTCAATGTAAATAAGTCTACTCAGCTCTATCTTTTGCAAGCCATCAAATTCAGCCTGTGCAGATTCACCTAAAATAACTTTGTTACTTGTCTTGAATTTAGCCTCTACTTTTTGCTTTGCAATATCTTCAAATCTTGCCCATACTTCGGGCAGCCATTGAGACTTCTTATAGATTCCTTTTCTAAAGAGGCGCTGGCAGTTAAATGGCGCAGAGATTTCTACCCAAGTATGCTTACCTTCATTCCATCTATCTACGTCAGCGTACAAAACATTTACAGGATCAGTAGGCTCAGGTCTTTTTATCTCAGCTTCCGGTAAGATAAGAGCCTTATTCAGCTCTCTCCATACCTTAGCTTTGTATTCCTCATAGCGCTTAAGCACATCGGCCATAAAGCTTATGCTAAATAGGTTAAAAGCTTCTACTCTTTCGAAGTCTTTGCCTATAGCATTGTACAGGAAGGCATTTTGCCAATCCTTAATTGAAGTACTCCGATACGTATTTTGTGTAAGTTGCTGAAGTAGAGTTACTTCTATGTCTGAAGGTAAAGCTTTAATAGAGTTAATCACAGCAGCCTGCGCTATCAGCTCTCTGAACTCCTGCTCATTTAATGTATGTAGCTTAGGTGAGCTAATGCACTCAGCAATAGCTCTCTCTTCAGCGCTTAGTGAACGATTGAAGCTCTGCTGTACTGATGCGGCCAATTCTTTGCTCATCTTGTGTATTTTTATTTTGGTTTATCTCACGTGCTCTCCACTGATCTGCAGCAGCTCTCCAGCTCTTCATACTGTTCTTGCCTACTTTCCATCCGTTAGATTCGTAATGGCAATAGAATTTCTTAGCTAAGACTAAATCTTCTAAGTAGGTTACTACATCTGAGAGTGATGGGGGAGTAAATTTGGTAGAGGTAGAGCGCTTAGATTCAAGCGCTTTTACCCTCTCCTCAAGCGCTTCTATGCGCTTTAAAAGTATTGTCATCATTTGGTTTATTGATTAGTGATTAGCCAAATATAGTAAAAATCTCTTCCACCATGGCAGTGCTACAGCTTTTTTCATTGTTGGCTTTGCTGTTCGCTTAATCAATACAGGCTTATTAGATGGCATGCTGACTAATCCAAGCATATCAGTATCAGCTTTAGGTGCTGGATAGTAATCAGTAGCTTTACCATTTGCCTTACTGTTTTTATGGTATTTCTTTTGAAGCTCCATTACTCTATAGTAATCTTTTCGCTCCAATTTTGGTTTTAAAACTATTACTGTTTTATAATCTATCCTGGCAAGGATTCTCGCGCTTTCTAAAAACTTTCCAAAGCCTGGACTTAATCCATGAGCTTTCATAGCCTCACTCATCATAGTGCCGTTAGCTATTGAATCTACTGCCTGCTGTAATCTTTGAATAGTTACAAGCTCTCTCCTTCTCTTGTCGAATTTCATTGTGGTTTGTTTCATGATTATTTGATTTGTGATTATTTGTTTAAACGATTAAATGCTCTATTCAAATCTTGGTTATCAATATGATTTAATATCTGCTCTACTCCAGCTCTATACATAGCATCGGTTTCTATCAGGCCCTCTACGTGCTTAACTGCATGTAGTACAGTTGCATGATGCCGATTAAATACCTTGCCTACATCATAGAAGCTCATGCTGGTACCTTTGCGAATAATCCACATGGCTGTTTGCCTAACATCATTAAGCTCTCTCTTTCTGCACTTGCCTTTCATCTGATCCCAATCTACCTGGGTAAGATTGCATACAACCTTCATCATGTCATTAGTGAGCTTCTCATTAAGACTCTCTACCTCTCCGTTAATTGATTGCCAATTTAGTTCGGGTATATTACTCTCGTTTACTACTCTAATGATATTATCAATTCGCTTACGTGCAAAGTGCTGCTGATCTGATGGTATAAGCAGGATTAAATCTGCTATCTTTCTTTCTAATACGTGGCTCATTTGCTATCCTTCATTAATTCGATTATGTATGGTATCTCCTCCTCAGTTATTGTAGCAAGCTTTCCTATGTGCGTTACCTTCATAGTGAACGGCTGCTTAATAAACTTTTGAGCTGTTGGGTAACTTACCTCCAGCACTTCCGCAAAGTGTGCCACAGTCATAAAATGACTGCGCACCCATGCGTGAAATGGAGTAAGCTTAGAATGGCATTTCATCGTCTGCGCTTTCATTTGTTACTGCTTTAATTTGTACTGCTACTTCCTCACCTTTTAACCATGCTAAGAATATCTCAGCTGTATCTAATACGTCTCCTGGCTTACTGCCTTTCTGCTCTTTGCAGAATAGCACAGCGTTATTAAGCGCTACTGATTTGCTAATAGAGTTCTGCACATCAGGGCTTTCTTTGCGGTAATTAGGAGCGTTATTCCCCGCACTACTTGGAGCAGCTGCAGTACCTGAATACTGCATTGGATTCTGCATCTTAAAGTTAGTGCTCTTCTTACCTGTTGGACCTGTGCGCTCTTCAACAGTATAGTGCAAGGTAGCGCCTACTGCTATCTTAGGGCTGTTCATGTCCTTAACTCCTATTTGCCCTACTTCATTTAAACCATTATTTGACTCTACTACCAAATCGAAGTAATAGATTGTGCCGCTTGGGCCATTCCAATCTCTAACAAATTTCTGACTTTTAACGATTCCTTGATTCATAACTGTGTTGTTTTTATTTATGTACTTATTTAATTTTTCTGCTAACTTTTCTTCCTGCTCATCCCAATCAATAGTTGGCTTGAGCTTATCCCAATTAGGCTCTCTTGTGTAACTCATCAGGATTGTTTTGAAAGTATGAGCGCCAGCTCTCAAATACTATCTTTTCTGCTATCTGATTAAACTCAAGTGCATCTCCCTGCACTGAGCTTTGTACGCAAATGAATTTGCTGTTGGCGCGATCAGATAACATAGCGATCACTCATAAAGTAGTCATGTACATTGCTTTCTCCTTCGCTCTCGAATTGGTAGAGAAAAGTACCATCATCAGGGAATACCTCACCATGCTTTTTAGCTGTAGAGAAATCAGTTAGTGAGTAGCTGTGAGCTGATGTGTACAGCTTCCATCCGCATCCTTCGGCATCCCACCGAGATACGATTACCTTACCGGTAATGTTGTTGTTTGGTTTGTTCATGATATTGATTATTAAATTGTTTGCTAATATACTAAACTTTCTTTATACTAATTACTACCTCATCATTTTCCCATTCATAAAGAGCGCCCTCGTTGTATTCATTAATCCATACTGGCACATAGTCAAATTTGTAGATCTTCATAAGTAGTGGTAGCATCTGCTGTGCTACTTCCCAAGTGTCTGCTATAAATAGGTTAGCAGTACCTAAGCGCTCAGCTATTGAGATTTGTACCTCGTCTAATGGGGTTACTGTTACATGGAATTTCATAGCTCTACCTCCTTGCTTACTAAGACTGTATGTGTCTCTCTGAAGTTAACAGCCAGCGTGTATTCAGCGAAGGCTTCGTCATACGTGTCAAATACTTTGGTATAGCTACCATTAATTTTTAAGTAGTAGCGAGTGCCATCGTACTTCGCTATCTCAACAATTTCAAAAAGTGTTTTCATTTATTTAAGGTATTAGGGGTTGGTAATTCTTTCCATGATGTTTTTTCAAGATCGTTTATTACTTCTTGAATTTCTTGCAGTTTTAAATCGCAGCCTTCATCCCATTCTGCATTCCCACATTTCATATCTTCCCAATGACATTTAGCCAGTTTAAGAGCTGAATTAATAGTTCTTACTTGCTCTTTAAAGAGAAGAGGAATTTTGCATACCGCTACCTCTTTAATCATTTGCTGTAGTGGTTTGGTTGTGATTCTAACTCTGCTGTTTGTGCATCGAATGTGCCAGCAATTAACATTCCTGCGAAGAGGACTAAGATGATGAGTAGTGCTTTTTTCATTTGCTTATTTGATTTAATTTTAGCAAATGTACTACAATATTTTAGATATGCAA